TTATTCGAATAACTGGGGCTGTCGTTCATCTATTTCCTTTTTATGAGCTGCTTTTAATATTCGATAAATATGCGTTTCTGACATATTGTATTCTTTTGATAATTCGTTTTGGTTTTTGCCATTGAAGCGTTTGCAAATTTGATGATGGCGAAGCATTACGTCCAAGTCGTGACCTTTTGGGAAATAAAACTGCTCACCACCGAAGTTTTTGCGCAACATGTCGCAGGTATCCTTTGCGATGTCTGTTGCCTCTTCCTGTGAAATTCCTTTTTCAATTAGCTTGGTTTCAATGTGAAAAATAAAATCCATCAATAAAGTTGCTGAACGCTCCGGTAGGCTCATTATGCTTTTCCTCCTAATCTCGCCATTTGTTCTTCAAACAGTTGCTGGTTTTGCTCTGGGGTTTCAAAGTTGCCCTGGGCTTTAACCACTGCGCCGCTTTTAACTTGTCTATTGCTTACACTTGCTGGTGACTGGTGATTGTCGATAATAGTTTTTAATACTTTACTTAAATAACTATGGTTTTTCATCGGTTGCGCTACATTATTTTGGCGCTTGGCTTGTATGGCCAAAGTTGTTTGCTCTAACGCATTTGCTAGCGCATTTTGGTTAGAAGTAAGGGCAAGTACTTCATTGATCATACGCGCAGCGCGTTCATTGTTCAGGTCTGAACGCTCAGGCCTGAACAACGCCACGTATGCAATAACATTTGCCGCCAGGTTACTGGGTAACTTAGCAACTACCGCCAACAAAGACTTTGCGCTTGCATCTTGCACTAAATTATCTAAATGAATGTGGCCATGACAGCTTGGGCAACGGGTTAATTTCACTTACGGCTCCATTTCTGCTTTATGTTCGTTGATGATCTCAATATAAAGCCGATAAAGGCCGCTATTAAGTGCGTGTGTTTCCGGTGCCGTTCTTAATGCACCTATATAATAGTTATATTGTTCAGCTTGCTCACTAGTTAACTTCCCAGCTTTAGCTATGTCATAAAAAGCAGGGTAAGCCTCTGGAATTGCATTATCTAACAAACGCATGTGCCATTTTTTAAGCTGCTCTATTAAGTTATAAAGTACATTACCTTTTAACCAGCCTAACTTAGTGATCGCCACACCTTTATTAAAGCGCTTTGACTGATTACTAGCCCAGGTCTCTAATGCCTGTTCTGACCCATCGTTTAAAAAGCCTTGCTTATACATTTCGATCCAAAGTTGGCGCAGCTTATCGAGCATAGTTAACTCGCCTTCAGCTTTACCTGCAGTGCTCGGGCTTAACTTCTTATTAGCCTTAAGCTTGAAACCCAAACTTTTCATATGGCTTAATACTTTAAACAAGTCAGGAACCGTCATGGTTTTTAAACTGTCCTTGCCCGTTTTTGACTTAAGAATGTCGCGATAGCTTGCTTCCTCAATGTCTAGCTGAGTTTTAGCCATATTGATCACCTTAAAATACCAAGACTTTGGGCGATACTCGTTAGTCATTATGCCACTTCTCCATTCTTGAACATCTCGGCATACTCGGCTTGCACCGCTGGCCAACACTTTTTGCAATAATGATATTCGTCAGTTGTAGGGTCATTGTGCCAATCGTTAAAGCTAAGCAGCTCCTGCACATCATCGCTGGTACCATTGTTATCAATTTGATTACAACAATCTAAGGCATCGCATTTAATAGTAACTTCAGTAGACATATTTTATCCTGGTGTTATGGGTGGGTAACTGCCCAGAAAGCCGCAATTAAGCGGCTTGGTGGTGAAGTGTAGATATAAGCTATGCAGCTTCTTCCAACTGGCTTAACACATTCGCAATGGCTGACAACTCTTTGCTTATATGCGGCGTACTCTTTATAAGCTTGTCGCTTAAACTGCGTAATAAATCTACCTTCTCCGTTTTACCTTTAATCGTTACAGCCGGTTTAGTTAACTGTTGAGCAAGCGAATTAAGCTCAAGTAACAACGCGTTCTTACTATCAACACATTCAACATCAACGCAGTCAAAGCTATCAGCATCAACGCCAAATACCTCAGCCAACGCGCTTTTCTCTGCTTGCGTATTACAATTAACCTCGACCAACTTAGTTTTCTTAACCGGTGTCGTCACCTCAACGCCCAAGTACTCCTTGCCATCTTTGCGCAGCCAAACTTCCTTTTTAGTGCCTACTGTTAATAAGTTCAGGGTTTCAAGCGCCTTTAACGTCTTTTCAATTACGTTACGTTCGTTCTTGGTCGCATCAGTTAACTGCTTAACGCTTGATGGCTTAGGGAATACCACCTGCATGTGGTTCATTATTTTTATTTCTAGTTGAGAAAGGTGCATGTTGTTATCCTTCAATATTGTAGTGTTAGGGTGTTTTCACCCAAAAAGCCGCCCGAAGGCGGCTTATACTGGTTATAAATACTTAACGGTTTACCGCGTCCTTAAGCCCTTTACCTACTTTAAACTTAGCCACCTTAGCCGCAGCTATTTCAATGGTTGCGCCTGTTTGTGGGTTACGGCCATTACGTGCTGCTCGGTTACCTACTGAAAACGTACCAAAACCCACCAAAGCTACATCGCCGCCTTGCTTAAGTTCATCGGTAACCGCGTCAGTAAATGCGTCTAATGCACGACCTGCTGCTGCTTTAGAAATGTCTGCGCCGATTGAAATTTTTAAGATTAATTGTGCTTTGTTCATGTAATATTCCCCTTAAGGATGGTTAAAAGTGCGTTTAATATAGGTTTAAGTGTTATTAAACGCGGGTTAAAAATTCAGTTTTGTTGTTACAAGCTTTTACTCACCAAAGGAATTTGTTTCCAAGCCCCTTCAATATTGCGCTCTTGAAACGTTATGTAGGTTTTAGAGTCACTGGCAATAATGGCCTCGTCTAACGCCTTCATCGCGTTTTCCCATTTTTCAGACTTATTAGCATCGCGATACTTACGCAGCGCCAAAATACGGTTTTTGTTATACTGGCCTTGCTTGTCAGCTTCAAAGGCATCGCGCATTAACTGGGCAATAAAGCTGCTAGTGTCGGCCAGCTCTTCTTCAATAACTTCGGTGATCAACTGCTTAGCAATATCAATTTCAGCGCCAAAGCTTATTTGGTCAGCAATGCCCACTTGAATACGTAGCTTTTGGTCGAAGCTGGTTAACGTAATATTGCCCTTAGCACCGCCAATAGTGGCTTTATATTCATCAGCCACTAGCGCAATAAAGTCGTTAACTTCACTAAACACCAAACGTTTAAAATCATCATGCGCCTTGCTTTGTGCTTTCGCTTGCTTAGCCAATTCGGTTACTAAGTCATGCTTAATTAAATCTTGTGGCTTTACCTGGTCAATCGGGGTTTGAAAACCGCGGCTATTCACTAAAAATTTACGGGCTTGTGGTACTTCGGTTGTTGTATTCATTTTTAAAATTTCCTACTTAAGTTCATTAATAACATCAGCCGTAATCTTCGGCTCACAATAATTAGCGGCATAATTCATTGCATTCACTAATAAATTATTCACATTCAATGGGTAGCTCACGTCTTCAATCGAATCTGGTCTGTTTAAGCCAAAGCTCTTCTTGCCTTGCAGCTTCATTTGCAATGCAGCAATGCCTTGGTCGTCAATCACACTTAAATAATTAATATTGCAACGGGCAAACTTATGCGCAATATACTCAGTTAACGAGCGGCCAAGCGGTGGAAACTTCATCACATTGCAACGCTTAGCAAACTCACGCACCTCAAAGTTACTGGGTGAAAGCGTTTGCTCAAGCTCCGGCTGGCCAATTAAAATAACGCTTAGCATGTTTTTATAACCGTCCGACATTTCCCAAATACGCTTTAAATACTTAATTGCATTGTTTGAAAGGTCATGCGCTTCTTCAATAATCAACGTATGCGAATTACCCGCTTTACAGCTGTTACGCAGCGCCTTATTAACTTTACGGGCACGTTGTTCAAGGCCACCACTTAGCTTGGTTAAATTAAGCTCTTCAGCGATCGCTTCAAAAATCATCTCAGCAGTTAAACGTTTTTTATTAATAACCATAGGTTCAATAATCACAAGTTCAGGATGAATGCGTTGCACATAGTCAATGTAACCCTTGCGCACAGCTGTTTTACCTGCGCCACACTCTCCAATAACCGCCAAAATCGAACCGCCCGTACTGGCTTGCACCATAGCTTCACGAAACAACACCTGGTCGTCACTCATAAATAAATCTTTTTCACTGCGTACTTCATTCTCAAACGGGTGGCGCACTAATTTAAAGTGCGACATAGCTTTTTGACTTAGCATTTCTGGCTCCGGCAAATCAATTATTAACGTTGGGGTTTTGGTTTTTTTTATTGTTTTTTGCACTGTTTTAACTTTTTCAGCACTGGGGTGACGTTCGCTCCAAATGTCCATTAGCTGATCTCGTGAAACAAACTCATGCATAAACTTTTCAATAGCGGCTTTAATCACCTCCTTATCCGTTGTTTTAGGCCATTGGCCATGACGTAAAATTTGCGTTAACGCACTCGGTGATAACTTCACCCCGGTTAACTCTATCGCTCTGCGCAAATCTGCCACAGTACGGTTGTATTCTCTTAGTAACGGAATAACGCCATAAATAGCATTAGTTTCCAACGTTGGGGCAGACTCAAACATTTTATTTAGTTCCTCATGTGTCACGCGGCCATCTAATAACCGTTCTACTGATTGTCGAATATCTTTTGGGTTAACACGCTTAGGCCAAATGCCATAGCGCAACCAATTTAAAAAGCATGTTTTAGACAAATACACACCGTGCTGCTGCATATCTTCATGCACATTTAATTGATTAATACCGTTTTGTTTAAGTACTTTAGCCATAGGGTTAACTGGTGAGTTACTCATGGTGTTCTCCTTACTTGTTTACTAATTTCAACGGGGCAATATTCAAACGCAATAACTGCTCAACAATGCGCACAATATCTTCATCATAAACAGGCCCTAACGCGGCAATTTCGTCGCTTTCAAACTGCTCAAGGCCACGACCTAGCGCCTCAACCACCAAACGTTTAATTGCTATTTTGCTTAACGGCTCACGGGCTGCAGGAACAAACTCGCCTGGTAAATCAATCGTAGCGCCTTGGCGTTTCATAAATTCAGGCTGTTTAATGTTCTTCAAATGGCTATGAGCATCTAAGCCACCCTCAAATGGCGTAACTTGTTTCTGCTTAGCCTTCTTAATTTCTTCTTGGGTTTTGCCAGGGTAAGCCATGCTGTCAGCCGCCTTATTACGAGCCTCAACTGCCGTATCAGGCATAGCAACAATATCTTCACCCCATACTGGCGCATTAACCGCAAAGCCTGCTTCATCGTACTCGCGTGGCTCTAACGTATGATGAAACTCCTCACCCACATAATCGGTTACCGTTACCATTACCTGGCAAGTACCATAATAAAGTGGAGAAACTTTCACCTTATCGCCTACCGAAACATGCGCCATACCAGCCAACGAATACTGCAAACTCGACTTAGCCGCCGGGTGCTTAAATGCCACCTCTAAATGGCCGTCAACCTTGCGCTCTTTCGGGGCCGACTTTAACAAGTACTGGCACACCTCAATCGGTGGTAACTCGCGTAAATGTTGTGGGGTTCTTAAAATGGTTTGCCATAAGTCGTAACGCGCACGCGGCTGCGTCATGCCACGGCGTTGCAAGCGCGAGTCTTGGCGATGAATCAAATTAGCATTCCAAGCGTTATACCAAGCTTCAACCGCAAGGTTTAACTCAGCTACACTATCAACCGGTTCAAAGCGCAAGCGACTTTCAAAATGACACTCCACAATATTGTTGCTACTTTCCACTTGGCCTTTCGCCCGTGGGTTTTTCGCCATGTGGGCAATTTCTTCAATCTCTAACGCCTTTAATGCATTTTTAATTGCACTACTGGTGTTAGCGCTACCTTTATCCCACACCATAATACTTGGCACACCACGAAACGGTCGGCTGTCTAGGCTTTGCCAGCAATACAATAAAAAGTCCCACAAAATGGCACTGGTTTCGCCACGGCTTTGGTAGTAACGCACAATAATCGCACCCGAAAAATGGTCGGTTAACACATAGCGCCAACACTTTAAGTTCGCAATTTTTTCAGCGTTCTCAGGCTTGTTCGCATACACCTCGCTTTCGTCTACAATTTTTTGCACCATTTGGTCGCCATTCGGTGCGTAGTAAAGCAAACAATAACTAGGGTCAACTTGGTGCACATGGTTCGGGTACAACGAGCGTAACTTCTGATGCGCACTTAACTGCTGTTGCTGCTTGTTCGTGGTTTGGCGTTGACGAAATATCTGGTTTAAACGCGAGTTCGACAAGCCAATATCACGGCCATTAGCGCTTAACATGCTAGCGGCCACCGTGGTTGGCATAGTTACCTTGCCATTAGCACGCACACTTAAACGGCGCACGGCTTCAAGCTCAGTTAAGGTTTTTTCATCAATCGCGGTTGTGCCTGCATCACTGCGTTTTTTCTTGCCACTGGTCCAACCCAACTTGTTTAAATTGCGATAAACCGTATCGCTGCTCACGCCATACATTTGTTCAAACGCTTTTCTAATAACACCTTTTTCTTTGCTTGGCGCTACATCTAGGTTTAACGCCAGTTCGCGATAAGCATCTTGCATAGGTAAATTTGCTGAGTTAGACATACTATTAACCTCTATTCTTAACTTGTTGCTCTAAGGCCAATACTTCATCTTCGCTGTACATAGGGCGAGCATCGTTAATAAACATGTCGAAACGTTCGCGTGTTTCAATCGACAAGGTATTCGCAACAACAAATAGTTGATCAACCACATGCACTTGCACCAAAGCCATGTGCTCATAAGCCGCTTGCGAATGCTCAGGCGTTACCTCTTCACTAATAATGCGCTCGTTCATCGCCAGTAACTTATCCATTTGCTCAATAGCAACGGCGGCTATTTTGGTACATTCAAGGTTAATATCGTGCACGACCTTGGCCCAGTTAGCAGAAGGCGCTTTTTGGTTTTGCTCAAGCATGTCGTTTTTCTTCATTTGTTCTTCAAACATACTGGCATTGGTTTCAGCAATTTTTTTACGGGCATTGGCTAACTGGGTAGCTTCATGCGCCTTTTGCTCTAACGCGGCTTTTTCTTTGCTGTGTTTTTCGGTTAAATCTTCAATTAAATCTTTAATCGCATCGCGGTCGCCAGTGTCTATGGCTTCACTGTCAATAATTAACGCTTGATCTGCTTCGGGTAATTGGCGAAGTTTGCGCAGTTCTCTAACGCCCAAACCAATGTTTTGTGATGCTTCAAAAAAGTCTTCACCAAATTGGCTAAGGTTAAGTAAATTGTTATCAATTGTGGCTCTAGAGTTTTTAAGTTTATACTTGCAAAAGTCCTCCCAACTGCTAACGGTAGCAATATTTCCATTCACGTCAATGTAGGTCAAACCCTTATAGGACTTGGTTTCTTTGATTTCTGCTAGTGCCTTTAAATTTGCTACCGTTAGCAGTTTTGTTACAAAGTCGAAGGCTTCATACATGCCAACTTGCTTTATTACACCTTCTAACTCAAATAGCGCTTTTTTTGTATCCAAAATCGCAGCTGCTTGCTCATTCGATAATTCTTTATCATCTTTCATCATAACTATCCTTTACAAAATACGGGTGTAATTAGCTTGGTCTTGATCAAGTTGGCTTTTCGCCTGGTTAATGCTCAGCGTTACCGTGTTCGATATTTGCACTAAAGCTATACCTAAACGGTAACGCTTGTTGTCACTCGGTAAGCGTTGCACAAACTGCTGCGCTTCAAGGTTGGCTAAAATACGGGTTACATTGCTAGCCGTTGTTTTAGCGCGCTTAGCTATTTCGCTTGGGCTAATGCCAGTAACTTCATAACCTGCCATAGCGCGAATAATGCGCAAAGTGCGTTGCACCTGGTCTGATATATATTGCTCACTCATAATCTGCCTACCCTAAATGTAATTCGTTTTGCGGCAGGTCTTGCTTTGCCACGTTCTTTTGATGAAACGCTAAATCTTCCATCAAGGTTTTAATGCCATCAATAGCGCTTTCAGCGCTAGTTTGGCCGTCGCTTGCTTTAATTATTAACGCCATTACCTCGGTCATAAATAACTGCAACTCGCTTAAGTCGCGGTGTTGTGCTTTACGCCCAGTGGGGGCAGGAACAAGCAAATAACCTTGGCTATGCGCCAAGTACTGCGTAACAAAATTAATCCCGCAAGCTTGTTCAAACGCAATTACTCTATTTACTGGCATTGCGCTATCGCCCAACCACTTATAAAGGCATGAATCGCTCACCGCTAAGCGATCAGCAATGCGTTCCACACTCAATTGATTATTTTCTTTGCCATGCTCTTTCGTTAGGTTTAACGCTTTGACCAAGCTGTGCGGCACAATGCGTTTCCAATATGTTCTAGTCATTAGAAATACCTCCTGAATGTCGTTTCCAAAAATACAGTTCGTCTGCAGCTAGATTATTAGCGCCTAATAGACCTAAGCTTGAAGTATGATTTTTAACCGACAACAGGCAGGCATCATGCATAACCAAGCGAATACGAGTAATAACCATGTGCACATTACCAATAGCGAAATTGGCGCGTTGCGCTCGTTGTATCAGCGGCTGGTCGTTATGGCCCCCGAAACGTGTAGCACTACCATTGCATGGGGTATCTATGTTGAAGACCCGGTTATGTTGCAACTGCGAACATTGTGTTGGTTGGGTGGTGGTGGTTTTCATTATTATTTTTTAACCTCGATAAAATGCCGAAAAATGCTTTTTACACCGCTTGCTTTAGCTAGCTAGTAAACCTAACTTACGGGCGCAACGACGATGATACGTAATGGCATTAACCGACTTACCAATGCGCTGTGCCACAACAGCACGGGGTTCACCGTCGTTAAAACTTTTGGTGACCGGGCGTAATGCCGGGCGAACATTATCAAGGGCATCAATAAAACGTTGTTGGTTGGCTTTAAGCTCGGCTTCCATTTGGTTAAAGGCTTGAATAAAAGCAATTTTCCAAGTAAGGGCTTCTTTGCCTGTAAAGCCCATAACTAACAAAGCAAAACCGTCATGGGAAAGTTTGTATTCAATTTGCGTTTTTCCGCGTGAATCGGTGTAATCTCGGTGCTCCAAATGGAGCACCGAGAATTCAACATCATCAATGTTGTTTAGTAATTTGTTGATGATTTTTTTTACATTGTTATGACTTTTACCAAAACGCTCAGCAACGGCTCGGCTAGTAGTAAATGGCATGCCGTCGGTAGACATAAATAATGAGCTACGGGCGGTGGTTGGGTCAGCAAAGTTTAATAAGGTTTGCATGGTGTTCTCCTTGGTGTTGTGTAATTAGCCGGCTAAACGTTGTTGCAGTGCTTCAACGCGTTCTCTGCGGGTGGTGGCAAAATACTGCACGTCGGCATAGCTAGGTACATCGGGGAAAACCTCTGTAATTGGCAGCTCTAGTACGGTGGCAATGGCATTAGCTACCCTAAAACTATGATTAACGCCCTTAATAACTTGTTGCACGTTAACGGGTGAACAGGCTAATGCGTCGGCGATCATTGACAGGGTATAACCTTTTTTCTTTAGTTCGAATTTGATTGTTTCGCGATCCATAGTAAACTCTCTCTTTGTTACCTAGTTGGCGCTAGGTTTGGTGTGTTGTTTAAATTTCAAGGTCAGTATAGTCATCATATTTGATTGGTGTCAATCAAATATGATGGATTATTTGGTGGGTATATGAGTGATTATCTAAAAAACGAACGTAACAGGTTGAATTTAATGCAATCTCACGTGTGTGAAAAAATTGAGGTTGGCAGTGCAACATATACCAGATGGGAGTCAGGAAGGCCGATACCGTCCGACAAGTTAACTTTGTTAGCTAAAATGGGATTTGACGTGCAATACATCATCACAGGCGAAAGAAACGATTTAATACTGGTGAGTAACGGCGCTTTTGGCGAAAGTGCATTAACATTAGGTTTTCAGCGCCCTTGGCTAGAACGTAAAGGCCTTAATCTTGAACGCTTAATGTTGTTTACGGTAAAAGGCGATGCTATGTCGCCGCTGCTAAATGCAGGCGACACCCTGTTAGTTGAAACCTATTTGCACCGTGAAAGAACAGGCAATAAAGTACAAATAAAACAAGGCTTAGCCCCTGACGAAGTGCTAGAACACGACGGTATTTACATTGTGCAACTTGACGGTAGGCAAGCTGTCAGGCAAATTCAGCTAATGCCAAGCGGCGCTAGAGTATTCAGCGATAACAGTGCATTTGCAGAGTTAACCATTGAAACAGAAAATATAAATAACATGGTGCTAGGCAAGGTGGTGTGGCATGCTAAAGATATTGGTTAACTAAAAATAAAACTTAACTAGGAGTAAATATCAATGAAATACTTAATACCATTAATAGCTGCACTCTTGCTGCTTGGGTGTGCGTCTACAGAAGAAGTATATGGCAAGGCTAAACAGTTAAAGTACGAACCAATGCCTGATAAAAGCCTGATTTTGAGTCAAATGCAACCATTGATAAGCGCAACGCTAAAAGATCCTGATTCACTCAAGAACTTAACTATCGCCAATGCATACAGGTGCTATGCATCAAAAATGGAAATGTCAGATAATATAAACCCTAAGTATGACTATGGTTATTGGTGTTACAACTTTTCTTATCAAGCAACCAACAGTTATGGCGGCTATGTACCAGGGAAACAATTTGCGGTATATTTTCAAGGTCAGTTGCTGCATGTTAATGAGTTAAACGAAACTGTGCGAAAATTTGATAATGTAAATGTATGGCAATCGCCTACGAAATCATAACCACCGTATTTACTAACACAGGTTAATACCCCTCAAAACCTCATACTGTCACTCTGGCAGTATGAAACTTTCAAACATAATACAACTTATCCCTAACACGCTGCCCCATGCAGCGCGTCAAGCTATTGCTCATGTGTTGCTAGCAGAAGGCGGCATAAATGCCGATGTTAGCGACCGTGGTGGCCTAACAAAATACGGCATAGCTCAGCGTTGGCATCCGAATGTTGACATTGCCAATTTAAGCATTGGCGAAGCGGCCACTATTTACTATCGCGACTACTGGTGTTTTAACCAATGCCATAAGTTACCCGACGAATTAGCCTTAATGCTGTTCGACTGTGCGGTAAATCAAGGCGGTAACTTCGCCCGAAAAACCCTGCAAACGCTACTTAAAGTAAAGCCCGACAGCATTATTGGCCCTAAAACATTAAGCGAGGCCAGCAAGCAGCTCGACTTGTTTTTTCTTACCCAATACACCCGCGAACGCTGTCGCCGTTACACCAACTTAGCCCAAGCCGACCCAAGCCAAATAACTTTTATCGAAGGCTGGATTGATCGCGCCCTTGATGTACTCACCAACTGCCAAATAACCATGGTGTTTGGTGTAGGTGAATCATTAAGTAGTCAAGAACCATGAAACGCATTCAACGCATTAAAGAAGGTCGCCGCGCGCGGCTCATTGCCGAAGTAGCGTTAGCTAAAAACGGCACCCCGGTCGTGTTTAGTTGTATCTATCGCAAAATTGAGCAAAAAAACCAATACAAAATGGGTTGGCACAGCGTAACCCCAGCCGACATTAACGTCGCTGTTATGCGTGCCAATGGCACATTAACTGGGGCACAAAAACAAGTGTCTATCACCGTTAACGCCTTGCGTAGCAACATGCAATCGCAAAACAATTAAAGGAAACACCATGAACATATTTTTAACTATTGTATTGGTTATTGTTTTACTGGCCCTTGGCTCACTCGCGTTAGCGCATCACTCAATGCCCAGCCAACAGCTTGACCAAGAAACAGCCTTAGTTAACCAGGCACAAGGCGACGGCTCGCTAATGTACTTCGGCATTGCCATGTTGCTGCTTATGCTCGACGCGGCCTTACTCGTTATTGGCTTTTTTATGTGGCTGTCTGGCTTGTTAAATTAGTTAAGTTAAGGAAAATTTATGTCTTTATTAGCAGCAATATCTATAGCAAAAGCAGTAGGCCTTGACGACTGGCTAGGCGAAAAACTGCGTGGCAGCGACAACAAAGCCGCCAAAGTCGCCACACAGGTTATCGACTTTGCCACCCAAGTTACCGGCGCTAATACGCCAGAACAAGCCTTAACTAAGCTCAATGCTGACCCAACCTTAGCCGCGCAGCTTAAGCAAAGTTTAATTAACAACGCCCACGAACTGGCCATGGCACCGTATCAAGACCGACAAAATGCCCGGGCAATGCACAACAAACACCCCGAGCAAGCCGACAAAATTGCCGAACGCATTATGAAATACAACCTCTGGTTTATTGGTGGTTTAATTATTGCCCAATGTATTGCCGTGTATTTTTTACAAGATAAACCCTCGCTACTTACTGTTATTAGTAACCTCGTGGGCATCGCCCTAAAAACCTTATTCGACGAGCGCAAAGAAGTTTGTGGCTTCTACTTTGGCTCAAGCATGGGCAGTAAATCCAAAGACAATCCTCAAAAATTTATCACTAAAGAGCAGTAACCACATGACCGATATTTTAGACCAAGCCAGCAAGCTTGAAGAACAAAACCTAGCGCATTCGCTTAAAAGCCACGAACAACGTCGTGAGCAACCGCACGTTGTTGACGGTGTTCGGGTCTGCCTTACTTGTGAAACTCCCGTTCCAGCTAAACGTATTCATGCCGTTAATGCTGTGCGCTGTCTCGACTGCCAGCAATACCACGAAATTAAAGCGCAACATTATCGGAGATAACCATGGATTGGATCATAGCTAACTTCAAAATGTTACAAGTACTGGTGTGGGGGCTTGTCGGCCTCATTATTTGGGCATTGGCCGTAACCTTCTTAAAAAAAAGAGACTACCAAAAAGACCATGGTGAACTTAAAGAACGCGTAAAAACGTTAGAGCAAACGTACACCGAAAAAAATCACCACACCGAGTTAGCCAGTAAGGTCACCAAAATTGAAACAAAACTAGAAGAGCTGCCCGACAAAAATGCCATGCACAACTTAGAAAAAGAAGTGGGCGAACTAAAAGGCAGCCTAAGCGGTATTCAAAACTTACTAAAAAACATTAATAACCAAGTCAACATGCTGGTAGAAAACGAAATTAAAGGGAGTAAATAACCATGGCATTAGAAAAAATTATGAACGAGCACGCACGGTTGTCTATTCTGCGCACGCTAGTAGCGCTTCGCTACCAAAGTAACGACAGCATAATTAAAGACTCTTGCAGCGCTTTTGGTAACCAAATGAGCAGCGACCAAGTGCGCACTCAGCTGTGCTGGTTAGAAGAACAGGGCCTAGTCACCATTGAACGCAAAGGCGACTACCTAATTGCCACCCTAACCAGTCGCGGCCAAGACGTATCAGCAGGCTTAAGCTTTGTTGATGGCGTAAAGCGCCCAAGCGCATAGGTAATTATTATGTCGAAAAACAAACCTTATACCACGGGCGAAAAACGTGTATTTAATGCACTTGCAAGGGCATTTGTGGCGGCAGATATTCAGGCCAAAGTTATAAAACCGCATTACGAAGAAAGCACTGGCAAGCCATACCCTAAAAAAGATACTTATCTTGATCTTTTTCTCAGTAAAGATCCTGAAGCTAAGCGTGCCTGGGCGAAAGTACAGCGAGAGATTAAAAAGCTTTACAAAGTTTACAGCGCCGAAATAGCCAAGGAGAAGGCCAATGGTTGAACGTAAAAAACGCGGCAAAGTTTCTAAAATAGACCTGCTGCCGAGCAGCATTAAAGCCAAGCTCGACCAGCTGCTGCGCGACGGTAAAATGCAGCAAGTTGAAATACTGCGCGAAGTTAACATTCTTATTGACGCGGCAGGATTGTCTAGTGAGCAAAAAATCTCGCAAAGTGGTGTTAACCGTTACGCCACACAAATGGAAACCATAGGGGCCGACATTCGCCAAGCGCGCGAAATGTCTGAAATGTGGGTCTCAAAGCTTGGCAGCAAACCAACGGGTGAAGTCTCGCAGTTGCTCATGGAAATGCTACGTTCGCAGTTTTTTAAATTAATGATAAAAGCCAACGACAATCCCGACGAAGTACTCGACCCAGCCACCATCGGTAAATTGTCGCTAAGCATTCAGCGCCTAGAGCAAGCTGCCATGATCAACCTCGAAAAAGAAAAACAAATCAAGAAAAACTACGCAGAAGAATTGGCCGAACAGCTTGACGAAAAAGCCCTGCAAATAGGGTTAACTAGCGAAGGTGCAGCCAAAATTAAGGCACAAATTTTAGGGATCGGATAATGAAACAAAAACCCGTAGCTGAAGCTGCCCGGTCACCAAAACCAAAAATGTCGCTTTCTGCATACCAGAAAGCGATTAATGCAACCGACAACATAGAAAAACGTTTTGGCTTACCTGTGTTTATTCCGTTTGATCCCGACGAAGTATTACTCGGTTATCAAAAACGTTGGATAGCTGACGACTCACCATTAAAAATTGCCGAAAAATCTCGACGTACAGGCCTAACTTGGGGCGAAGCGGCTGACGCTGTACTAGAAGCCAGTAAAAGCAAACAAGCGCTAGGTACCAACCATTTTTATGTCGGCTCAACCAAAGACATGGCGCGCGAATTTATCGACGCCTGTGCCATGTGGTCCATTGCGTTCGACAAAGCCGCCGGTGAAATTCAAGAAGAAATCTTCATTGACTCAGGCAAAGAAGGTAAAGAAATTCTCACCTTCACCATTTACTTTGCCAGTGGCTATAAAATACAAGCGCTAAGCTCTAACCCAAGCAACTTGCGTGGTATGCAAGGTAACGTAACTATCGACGAAGCCGCGTTTCATGAGCGCCTAGCCGAAGTACTTAAAGCCGGGTTAGCCCTTACCATGTGGGGCGCAAAGGTGCGTTTAATTAGCACCCACAACGGTACCGACAACCTATTTAACACCCTCATTAAAGACAGTCGAGCAGGAAAAAAACGCTACTCTATACATCGCGTAACGCTCGACGATGCCTGTAACGAAGGGCTTTATAAGCGTATTTGCCAAGTACGTGGTGAAGACTGGACAGCCGAAAAACAAGCCCAATGGCAAGCCGACTTACTAAACGACACCGCCACCGAAGAAGACGCCCTAGAAGAATACTCGTGTGTGCCCAAACAAGGTGGCGGCGTATACATAAAGCGTGTACTTGTCGACCATGCCATGAAAAAAGGCATACCCATTATTCGCTTTACCGCCGACAAAGATTTTTTATCCTGGTCTGCACAACATAAAAAAATACAAATTCAAGCATGGTGCGACGAACTAAAGCCCCACGTAGATGCGTTAGATAAAACTCTAAACCATACTTTCGGGGAAGATTTTGCTCGCAAAGGCGATTTATCAATATTTGTGCCGCTAACCATTAATAAAGACCTAACCAAGCGCGTGCCGTTTTTACTCGAAATGAGCCACCTAACCTACGACGCGCAAAAAGAAATACTGTTTTATCTGTGTGATAGGTTGCCACGTTTGCAAGGCCTAGCGTTCGACGCCACTGGTAATGGTGGCTACCTAGCCGAAGCTGCAGCCGAACGTTACGGCACCGACATGGTAGACCAGGTTATGTTGTCAGACCGCTGGTACATGGAATGGATGCCCAAGCTTAAAGCCGAGTTCGAAGACTTTAATCTCGACATACCCCGCCACCAAGACATTCAAGACGATATGTCGCAAATTAAAGTGATCAATGGCATACCCAAAATTGAAAAAGGCAGCACTAAAGGCACCGATGGCAGACAGCGCCATGGCGATTTTGCCGTAGGGCTTGCCATGGCCGTGCGCGCCAGTCATATGGAAGGTGCACCCATTGAATTTACCGCACTGCCCAACAAACGCGACAGTTTTGAAGGTCGCAACGACAGCGACTACAGCAGAAATTATTCACAAGGTTGTATCTAATGAACTCAACAAACACGATAAACAAAATTCACGAAATTAATGGCGTGCGCTTTAAAATTAAAGAAATTAAAACCCCACAAAGCCAAGACAACGCCCAAGTAGCGCAGCTAAAAACCGAATTTGCCGACCACCCCAGTGCCGGTTTAACACCCGCTAAACTGGCCGGTATTTTACGTGAAGCCGAGCACGGCAACTTAATTGCCCAAGCCGACTTAGGCGACGACATGGAAGAAAAAGACGCCCATATTTTTGCTGAACTCGCCAAACGTAAACAAGTACTATTAACCGTGCCTTGGTCAATAGAGCCACCACGTAACGCCACCGATCAAGAAAAACAAGACGCCATACTTATTGAAGAAATTATTCGCGATGGTAACTTTATCAACAACACCATATTCGACATGGCCGACGGCATATTAAAAGGCTACTCCAACCTAGAAATGTCGTGGCTGCAACGTGACGGCTTATGGGTACCTAACAAAATTGAACACCGCCCACAGCGTTGGTTTATGGTTAACCCCAATAACCAAAACGAACTGCGCTTACGCGACCAAACCTATCAGGGTGCAGAGCTGCGCCGCTTTAGCTGGATACAACATCAACATAAAGCCAAGTCAGGCTACATTGCCCGTGCTAACTTAATTCGTGTATTAGCGTGGCCATATTTATTTAAAAACTTTAGTGTGCGCGACCTAGCCGAATTTCTCGAAATTTACGGTTTACCTGCAAAAATAGGTAAATACCCCACAGGCGCAGGCGACGAAGAAAAAGCCAGCTTACTTCGTGCCATTATGAGCATTGGCCACAATGCCGGTGGCATAATACCCAAAGGCATGGACATTGAATTTGCCAATGCAGCATCAGGCCAAGCCGACCCATTCGAGGTGATGATCGCCTGGTGCGAGCGTAGCCAATCTAAAGCTATTTTAGGCAGCACCTTAACCAGCCAAGCCGACGGAAAAAGCTCAACCAACGCATTGGGTAACGTACACAACGAAGGCCGTTTAGAGCTGCGCGACAGCGACTGCAACCAAGTAGCCAATACATTAACCCGTGATCTAGTGCTACCCATTTATGCCCTAAACGGCAAAAGCTTTACCGACGAACGCCGCTTACCTAAGTTTACCTTTCAAACCGAAACCCCAGAAGACGTAAGCTTATTTGCTGAGGCATTGCCTAAACTGGTTGATTATGGCTTTAAGGTGCCACTGGCTTGGGCGCAAGAACGGGTACAAATACCCATGGCAGAAAAAGACGAAGCGGTAATGTTATCAGCGGCATCAGCAGCACAAACAGATAACAAACCCAAGCCTAAAGCCAACTTAAAAGCCAGCCTTAATACGGCTATAACCGCGCTAAAAGCCATGGACAATAAACCAGAACTAGACCCAGTAGAGCAACAAAGCGCCCAACTGGCCACAAGGTTATCGCCACAAATAAAAGCCATGGTTGACGACATTGAAACCTTAGTTAATAACGCTACATCGATGGAAGAACTACAAGCCAGCCTGTTAGCGTTAGATATTCCCATAGACGACATGGCAGAGGTTATGCAACTAGCGCTCGCCAGTAGCCAATTAATGGGCCAGCACGAAGTAAACGAGGGTAACTAATGAAAGAAATACTTATGCTCTGCCTTTTGCTTATAGTGGTTTCCATCTTTACTTACCGAATTGGGCTTTATATCGGCACGGTAGCAGGGAAGTTTATAGGGGATATTTGGGCATGTTGTTTTTATCAGTGTGTAGGTTTTGGTTTTGTGAATAATAAAAAAACACCCATATTTAGAGTTAAGCAGAATGTTGTATATGTGGGAAAAACATTTATTAGTCATCAGAAAGCAAAGCGAGTAGCGCGTGTCTGAAGGCCAATACGGCAGCTTGCCGTTTAACGAAGCCATAAGTTACTTTCGCAATAAGCTTAATGTGCCCACCGAGCGTTGGAACGACGTATGGCAAGGTGCGCACAACAACAGCTTTATGATCGCCGGAGCACTTAAAAACGACTTGCTCAACGACTTTCGCCAAGCTGTTGATAGCGCCATTGTGGAAGGTAAATCGCTTTCATGGTTTAAAAAGCAGTTTAAAGATATAAAAAACCAACATGGCTGGTCGCATACCGGTAGCGAAGCGTGGCGCAGCCAAGTTATTTACGACACCAACATGCGCCAAAGTTATAACGCTGGCCGCTACGAGCAACTACAGCAATTTGAATTTTGGCAATACCAACATGGCGACAGTCGCCAACCGCGTGCCTTGCATTTGTTTTGGCATAACTTGGTTTTACCTAAAAGCGACCCTTGGTGGCAAACACATTTTCCGTCGAACGGCTGGGGCTGCAAGTGCAAGGTGCGTGGCAGAACTAAAAAATACCTTGAGCGCAAAGGTCTTAATGTTAGTAATACCCCCAACAATGGCTTATGGGAATGGACCGACAAAGCCACCGGCGAACTCCACAAAATACCCAAAGGCATAGACCCGGGTTTTGACTACGCCCCCAAAAAAGGCGCGGTTACTACCCAGCGTAAACAAGTGGCCAAACAAAAAGCCAAAACATTTGAGCCACCCAAGCGCATTGCTCCTACGGCTTTTAGCACAGTACCGGGTGCAAACGTGCACACCTTAAACAATGCCTTAGTTAAGTTTGCGCCGCAGCTGCAGTTCGAACAACTGGGCCAGTTCTTAACCAAGCACAACATTAAAACCTTATTTTTAAAGCAGTCTGAAATGGGCAGCAGAACCAAAGCGGCCTTAAATGTTCTACCACAAATAGAGCCTTATCTTAACTTAGGTCGCTACACTCGTGCGTATTACACTACGCGCAATGCAAGCCGCACCAATGGCTTTACCTGGCAAAGCCAAAATCATGTAGTGGTAAAAGTAAAAGCCAGCACCCGATTTAACAAAGCCAATTATCAAGACCTAGCCGACGCCGTAGAAAGTGCTATAGTATTAATGCAAGCAGGTAGCAAGCAGTGGTCGTTGTCGCACATTGTAAGAACCGCAAGCGAAAGCGCAGAGCATGGCGGTGCGTTAATGACATGGCTGCACGAAATTGGTCACCAAGTGCACTTTAAAGCCGGTACACCCAACAAGCCCAGCGCAGCAAGTAACAGTGGTGTTACCCAATACAGCTTAACCAACGACAAAGAATGGCACGCCGAACACTTTGCCATGTGGATACTTAACCGCAAAGCCTTAGCGCAATGGAACGAACCGATAGCGCTTTACTTTGATAAAATGATGCAGGACGTTATTTAATGAACATGGTAGACAAACTAAAACAACAGCAAGTAAGCCGCGTTAACGTAGAGCAGGCACAAGAAGTGCTGAGCAACAACACATTAAGCTTTGCTGAAAAAGTAAAGAAAGTGCAAGCGCTTGAAGATTTAGCCACCGGCTTTGAACTCGACATGTTTAGCGATATTTATGCGAGCTTGCACAACCTGGCACAAACAACTGCCGATATTAACTTGATCTCGGGCAGCTAAAATGGCCGGCAGCTTTTTTGTCACCGACCTACGTGGGCAGCAAACTATTACCAAGGCCTTAAACCAGCTGTTGCGCCAAGGCAGCGAACTTGCCCCCGTGTTTGCGGACATTGGTGATTTCCTCATTATTACCCACCAACAGCGCTTTGTTGACATGCAAGCACCCGACGGCACACCTTGGGAGCCACTGGCCCCTGAAACCTTAGCCAAGAAAAAACGCCCCGACCGCATACTAACCGAAACCGGCACATTGGCTGATACCTTGGCGTATCAAATTGGCAGCAACCAATTACTGTTTGGTACGAATATGGAATACGGCGCAACCCACCAGTTTGGTCGCGACGAAATACCCGCACGCCCCTGGTTAGGTTTAGCACCATTTGAACGTAAAGAAATACTGGAATTACTGCGCGATCATTTACTCGACTAGCATCAATTTAATGTCCGGTCATCATGCAAACATCAACCATACCATTTACAAAACCGCCAACTAGGTTATCTACAAGAATCACCCAGCGTTCTAAAACGCAATTTAAGCCACAAAAAGGCAAAGTAGCGATAATGATGTTACTTTTATGTTTAATGCCAAAAGCGGCGTTTATAAAACTTTTATAAACAGCCTTTAATTGCATATTTAAGTCACGGTAAAGCATTGCACACCCAAAACACCCCTTAAGTCAACAAAACTACCCCCCAAATTTACTAACTCAGGTTAATATTATTGTCGTTGCGCAATCGGCAACCTTGGGGCATGAAATTTAAAAAACGTATTACCTCATCAATGGCCTTAGCGGTTTTGTCTGCTGCTTCAGTGGCTGCAACATCGCCTTGTGAAAGCGTGGCTATTTTAAGTGCCGAATTAAACCCCCTCGACAATGGCCTAGTGCAATTGTTGCCTGCCGGTTATTTTTCATCGGTCGACGGTCGTCCCAAAGACGTTGCCAACCAGCAATGGCTAATGGACGCCCAAGCGTTTGCCGATTTAAAAGCCAACACCCCGCACAAAATTGGTGACTTGGTTATCGACTACGAACACCAAACCCTCAAGGCAGAAACCAATGGCAAGCCTGCCATTGCTGCCGGGTATTTTAATGTTAACGACTTAGTGTTTAAAGAAAACGAAGGCTTGTTTATTAAGCCCCGTTGGACCGACAACGCCCAAGCGTACTTAAACGCGGGTGAGTACAAATATATATCGGCCGTGTTTGGTTACAACCGCCAAACCGGCCGACCTTCATTTATGCACAGCGCTGGTTTAGTTAATCGCCCCGGTGTTGACGGCATGGAACCCTTGGCCCAGTTAGCGGCTGAACAACATTTACATTCAATCCAATCGACTACACAACAAGAGGAAATCGCCGTGAACGAACTTTTACTGGCAATATTACAAGCCTTGGGCATTACCGTGGACGGTGAAATGCCGACCGAACCAGCGGCGTTAAAAGCCCTTAATACTCAGGTAAATACCGCTATGGCTGCATTAAAAGCACAAAGCGATAAAGTGCCTGAGCTTAATCAGCAACTTGCCGCGTTGCAAGCCGCTGGCAACACGCCTGACCCGTCACAGTTTGTGCCGGTGTCTGCTATTACTGAAATGCAAAGCCAATTAGCCGCTTTGCAAGCCAGCATTAATGAATCTTCCGTTACGAGTATTGTCGCCACGGGTGTTGCATCAGGTCGTATTGTTCCATCACTAAAAGCCTGGGCAACTCAGCTAGGTAATAAAGACTTAGCGCAACTTGAAGCCTTTATCGCCAACGCAGCACCTATTGCCGCCTTGCAAGGTATGCAAACCGACGACATAAACCTCGACAAAAATGGTAAACCAAACACGGGCGTAGCAGCACTAAGCGCCGAAGACAAACAAGCGGCTGACAACTTAGGTATCTCTCATGAAGAGTTTGCCAAGCACAAAGACGCAGAACAAGGAGCTAAATAGTCATGATAGTTACTAACGCAACTTTAACCGCGCTACGCACAGCGTTTAGCAAGCACTTTCAAGACGGTCAAAATGGTGTAGAGCCACAGTTTAATCGTATTGCCACGGTTATTCCGTCAACTACTGCAACAAACACTTACGGCTGGTTAGGCGAATGGCCAGGCTTTAGAGAATGGATTGGCGATCGTCAACACAAATCCATGAAAGAAAAAGCCTACAGCATTGCTAACAAAGATTACGAAAGCTCGGTTAACGTGCAACGTAATCATATTGAAGACGACCAACTCGGCATTTACGAGCCTATGTTCAAAGAAGCCGGTCGTGCTACCACAATGTTTCCTGACGAATTAGTATTTCCACAGCTGGCACTAGGCGAAACATCCGTGTGTTACGACGGCCAGTTCTTCTTTGACACCGACCACCCAGTAAATGCAGAAGTCGACGGCTCGGGTGCTGACGTAAGCGTATCTAACAAGATAGTTGATGCCGGTTACACAGGCCCAACCTGGTACATGATGTGTACTAAACGTGCATTGAAACCCCTAATTTATCAAGAGCGTAAAAAACCGCAGTTTGTTGCCATGACCAAAATGGACGACGAAACGGTTTACACCAAAAAAGAGTTTCGTTACGGCATTGATTTACGTGCTAACGCAGGCTTTGGTTTCTGGCAAATGGCGATTGCGATTAAAGCTGAGCCTACCGCTGATGTTATTTGGCAAGCCGTTGAACTAATGAAATCGTTCAAAGCTGATGGTGGTCGCAAGCTAGGGTTAGTGCCTGACTTAATTGTTGCCCCAAGCGAAAAAGAAAAAGTGATCACCCGTATTCTATCGCGTGAAAACATTGTAGAAGGTGGCTCAACAGTAACCAACGAACTTAAAGACAAATACGACCTACTGATAGCGCATCAGCTGTAAGTATCGTTAGTCAATAACCGTATCGCAGGCTGCAACGTAAAACGGCAGCCTGCTGTTAAAAACTTTGGAGTATTAATCAATGCAAGTACTTATTCAGTATTTTTTATGTTTAGTGATCAGCGCCCAAGCCGACGGATTTCGTCGAGCAGGTTTTGCGCTTAATCGCGGCGAGAACGACGGCTTAGTATTAACCCCAAGCCAAATCGAACAATTTAAAGCTGACCCATCAATGACCATTGAAGTGGGCCAAGAAGTTGACAAAAACGGCCAACCAATAGGAGAACAAAGCCCAAGGCAAACCAGTAATACTGAAAACAGCCTTGACGCTACCGTGCTCGGTTTAAGCACCGCACCCGAAGAGCTAACCCCTTTTATTGCTGCTATGCATCGGTTGCAATGTAAATCGCCGTTAAACAAAAAACCGATTGTCGACGCGTTAGAAGTTGAGCTAGCCCTTGACTCAGAAAACCCTGAAACCCTCACCAAAGTTAAGCCAACCGGTGAGCAACGCGACTTAGCGTGGCAGTGGTATAACGACAACGTGATCAACCACACTCCGGGTTCGTAATAAGTCATAGGAAACACCATGTATTGCACCAAGCAAAATTTAATCGACACCTTTGGTAATAACGAACTCGTTACATTAACCGACCGGCTAGGCAATGGCGTTATTAACGACCAAGTGCTTAACCAAGCCATTAGCGACGCTAGTGCATTAATGGACGGTTATTTGGGTGGTCGTTACCAATTACCTTTGGCCAACGTACCACAGTCGCTTATACCGCTTGCGTGCAATATGACCCGCTACCAACTTTACGATAACGAAGCCAGCGAACTTGTAGTTAAACGCAACGACGCAGCCCATGCTTTTCTTAAAAGTGTCGCTAAAGGCGAGTTAAGTCTAGGTGTTAGCGTGGGCGGTGAAAGTGCCACTAGTACCGATTTTGCCGAAATACAAAGCGCTGGCAGCGTATTTAGTCGCGAAAATAGCAAAGTCTTTATTTAAGGCCGGCACATGATTGACGAAATTATTAATACCTTAAAGCGCACCGAACTTAACGGCCAACGCCTATTTTTAAGCGTAGAAGGCGCTATTGATTTAGCCAAAGCCATGGACACGTCCCTGGTAAAGTCGCCCGTGGCTTATGTTATCGAAATTAGTCGCAGGCCTGTTACCAACAACGAGCGCAGTATTGGCCCGTTAATGCAAAACATTAAAACCGAAATTGGCGTGGTTATTGGTATTAAAAAAATTAACGACCCAACGGGCAATAAAACCAAAATGCAGTTAGCTCCGGTGTTAACTAAAACCCGTAAAACATTGTTTGGCTTTAAACCAACCGACGACTGCGCCGCGTTAATGCTAGGCAATGCCGACCCTGTCGGCGTAACTAAAGACGCCATATGGCAACTAGAACGATTTACAACTGAACATTTAGAGGTGGCAGACAATGTCTAAAGCAAGTAAAGCAACAGCAGCAGCAAAAGCCGGTACCCCAAAACGTAACACAACCCCGGGTGGCAGTTTTACCCGCGATCCACAAACAGGCAAATTAACCCTAGTCGCTAGCACCGAACGCACAGCAGCTGCAGCGCCAAATACTAAAAGCCAGGAGAAATAACCATGCGTTTTGACGAAAAGCTACTGCTGATTAAATTAGAAAGCACTTACGGCACAGACGCCACGCCAACCGGCGCCGCTAATGCTATTTTAAGTAAAGACGTAGAAGTAACCCCACTTGAAGCCGAAGCACTAGAGCGCGGCTTAGTTAAGCCTTACTTGGGCGCTGACGAAGATATTTTAGTGGGCGAACATGTATTACTAACCGGCAAAACCGAATTACAAGGCAGTGGCTCATTAGGTGTTGCTCCCGGCTTAGGGGTGATTTTACGCTCGTCTGGTTTTGCTGAAATTATTGCGGCAGGTGCTAGTGTTGAATACGTACTAGCCGCTGAAAACTACGAAAGTGCTACCGTGTATTTTTACCAAGGTAAAACTAAACATGCCATGTTAGGCGCAATGTCTAGCGTTAAAGTCATGCTAGAAAAAGGCATACCGTACTTAGAATTTAACTACATTGGCTTATGGGTAGACCCAGCAAAAGTTGCCACACCAACGGCAGATTTTTCAACCTGGCAAAAACCAACGCCAACAGGTGCCGGCAGAACATCCGCTTTTATGCTGAATGGTTTTGCGGCAGAGCCAACCAAGCTTAATTTAGATGTTGGCCAAGAAGTTAAATACATTGAAAGCCTAACCACCGCTAAAATCGACATTACCCAACGTAGTGCCAGTGGCTCAACCACTATTTTAGCGCCAGAGCTAGACCAGCATAACTACTTTGACGACGCTAAAAACAGCGTAACTGGTACCTTAAGCATTCAACACGGCAACACAGCCGGCAAAATAGTTACCGTTGCCTGCCCTAAAGTACAAGCCAAAGCACCTAAGTATGGCGAGTTCGAAGGTCAAGCCACGCTCGACATGGACTTAAAGTTAATTCCAACCAGTGCCGGCAACGACGAAATAAAATTCACTTTTACATAGTAAAAACAGTTACGCGCAACAGTAGCGCAAAACAACTTCCTGGTGGGTGTTGACGTTGAAGGTGCGGAGCACTGGAGTCGCCAAGGATGGCTTTTTTTTACCCACTAACATTGAATACGCATTAACCAGCAGAAGAAAAAAATTATGTTTCAACTAGAAGAAGACAGTTTAGTTTGGTGGCCCGTTAACATTAACGTACCTACCGACGGTGGAAAAATAGCCCAGCATAAAATATCGATGCAATTTGAGTTTATTTCCTCAGAAGAATACCAAGCCGCTGCCCGTTTAGGCGACTTACCGCTATTAGAATTAATCGTTAAAGACTGGGATGGCATTTTAGACACCAGCAAAAAGTCGTTGCCATTTTCACCTGAGAATTTGGTTTTATTATCGAGAAAACCGTTTGTTTGTCATGCCATTGGCACCGCGTATGCTGAAGCCGAAAGAGGCGTAGCAGCAAAAAACTAGTATTAGCTGCCCAAGGATGGGCAGCGCCCCCTTTGGTGCGAAGTAGTACCGTACAAGAGCTAGAACAAGCGGGGGCACCACAGCATATTATTGACGAATTAAGCGAAAGCAACGTCATTATGATACGGCCCGAAAACTGGCCGATTGTAATTTGGTTTAACCAGGTATGCGACCTAATGCGATACCGCGCCAGTGACGGTGCCTGTTTAGGGTTAGATTTAGCCCAAGTAAAAAGCGAGGCTGACATGAACAAACGCAGTTACACCCAAACACAATTTAACGGGCTGCGTATCATGAGCAAAGCCGCCGCAAGTGCTTTAAATAAAAGCTAGGCAAGGTGTTTTAATATGAGCGACTTAAAATTTGGTGTAGTGTTCGACGTAAACAACGGGCGCTTTAAATCAGAAGTAAAAGAAAACACCCAGTTAATTCAAAAGCTAGGGGGTGCTAACCAAGTAGCCGCTGGCAAATCTCGCCAATTTGGCGCAGAACTCGACACTACCGAGAAAAAACTCTTTAGTACTAACAAAGTCGCCCAAGCGGTTACCTTGTCTATTGCCAGTATGGCCACCGGCTTTAGTGCCGGATTATTGTTAACGCAATTAAGCGATACCACGCAAAAATTTCAAGTATTACGTGCCACGTTAGAAACCGCCACGGGTGGTGTTGACGAAGCAGGTTTAGCCTTTGACCGCCTACAAGTATTTGCCTCTAAAACGCCATTTTCAGTTGAAGAATCAATACAAGCCTTTATAAAGCTTAAAAACTTAGGCCTAGACCCAACAGAGTCGGCATTAAATAGCTACGGCAACACCGCAAGTGCTATGGGTAAAAGTTTAGACCAGTTTATTGAAGCGGTTGCCGATGCCAGTGTTAGCGAGTTTGAACGCTTAAAAGAGTTTGGTATTAAAGCAAAAAACCAAGGCGATACCATCGCGTTTACCTTTAGAAAAATGAAAACCGAAGTGGCCAATAATGCTGAAGCCATTGAACAATACTTACAAAACTTAGGCGAAAACGAATTTGCCGGTGCCATGGAGCGCCAAGCCGCTACGTACGACGGTGCCTTGTCGAACATGGAAGATTCTTGGGACCAACTTTTATTAAAAATAAGCGACGATGGCGCAGGCGACGCCATGGAAAACGTGATCAGGGGTATAACCTCAAACCTAGATTTACTCGGTAACAATACCCAGGCCGTAGCCGACGTGTTTGCTATTGGCTTAGTTGTAGCAACGGGCCATGTGGTTAATGCCTTGTCAAATAAAACCGCAGCAGTAGTTAGAGATACAGTAGCCACCCGTGCAGCTAATCAAGCAGCTCTTACGCTAACTAAAACAGAACTGTCACAAGCACAGTCCGCCAACTTACGTGCCATTCAAGAGCAAGCAGCTGCGCAGCGTATGCTTAAAAACGCACAAAACGCTGATATTCGCAGCAGAGCTATCACCAACTTAGCCAGGGCTAATGGACAATTGGCCGCTAGCGAGAAGTTAGTAGCTATAGCAACCAACAACGTAACAATAGCAACGAATAAAGCAAACATAGCCATGAAACTTGGTGGTGGAGCTATGGCATTGTTAGGTGGCCCAACAGGTGTAGCCATTTTAGGCGCTTATGCACTTTATGAATTGGCAGGTGCAATGGATGAAACGAAGTCTGGTGCTGATCAACTTAGTGAGTCTTTAGGAAAAACAACCAAAAGCATTACTGAAATGACTCGTGCCGAACACTTGTCAACACAAGCAAGCTACCGAAAACTCATAACTGAAAAAAAAGCAGCAATAGACGAGCTAGAGGCTTTAGCTAAAAAACAAAAAGAGAACTCGAATGCCAGCGGTAGTTTATATGACGGTGGTGAAATAGCATCTATCGTATCATCTGGTCAAGCTGATGAAGCAAGAGCAGAATTAGAAGCATTAAAAAATGCGCTTTCAGACGTGGAAGGTGCATTGTTTGATGCGGGCATGGAAAAAATCAAGTGGAATGATGTTGTTGTAAATGGAGTTGATGTATCTTCTCCCAAAAAACCACCAGAGCAAGATAAAAAATCAGCAGACAAACTCGCCAACGATTTAGCGCAAGTAGAAAAAGACCTGCAAACCAAAGAAGAAGCTATAAATGCCAGCTACCTGCGTCGTCAAGGTATTGTTGATACAGCATTACTTGGTAAAAAAGGCCAAGAAGAAAAATACAACAAGTTAAGTTTAGCACTTGAGCTACAAAAAGATGAGGCCCTCAATGGTCTTGCTTTAGATAAACAAGCAGCTGAGCAAAAGTTGCGTGATGATAAAATTCAGGCTGAGTTAAACACCAGAGAATTACTTGATCAACAGCGTCGCGACAGTTGGGAAACTGAAATTGCAGAGCTGCAAGGTTATCACAGCCGATTAGAAGCAGAAGAAGCCGCACATAACGAGCGAGTAATGGAAGTTAAAACCCGTAAAACCGGTGAACTTCAAGGCACGTTAATGCAATTTGCTAACTGGCAAACAAAGACCGAAACCGAAAAGACTAGTGCCGTTATAAGTTTAGGTGAAAAAGGTTTTGCCGCCATGGCGAGCCAAAGTAAAAAGGCCTTTGCTGCTTACAAAGCATTTTCAATCGCTCAGGCGCTCATTAAAACCTATGAAGGTGCAACAAGTGCGTATTCAGCCTTAGCACCTATCCCTATTGTGGGGCCAGCGTTGGGTGTAGCCGCAGCCGGGGCAGCTGTTGCTATGGGGTTAGCGCAAGTTAATGCAATTAAATCACAAAAACCACAAGGCTTTGCTACGGGTGGTCGCATTGGTCAAGGACAAAATGTGATCGAATTTGGTGAAAGCAACCAACCAGAAGTACTTGAGTTTGGCGGCCAAAACTACCTACTCGGCGGCAACGGCGGCTCAGTGTTTAATCGCTCGCAACTACAACCTGTTGGTAGTTCAGGCGGTCGAACAGGTAGTTCGCCAACAATTGTTTACCTAACCAATCATATAAAAATAGAAGGCAACAGCAATCCAGCAGACGTTGAAAATGCTATTGCTTTATCAACCGAAAAAATGCGCGCTGACTTAAGCGAAGACTTTGCCACCGGTGGTGAACTAACCCAACAACTTAAGGCGGCAATGTAATGCCTAGTATTATTGATTTACCCGACATTACTCCAAGCAAAAGCAGCTGGATGGTTATGCCGTCAACCACGGCCGATTTTAATCCGTACTCAAACGTAGAACAGGTGTCTGAAGAGCCAGGCGAAAAATGGCAGGTAAAACTGGAATGGAAAAACCTCCCACACATGTTAGGTCGCGACATTCGCGGTGCATTAGTCGGTTTGCGAGGCCAAGTTAATCAATTGCGTGTTAAAGACTGGGCGCACAGCAACATAGGCGGTTTTGCCCCTGCAGCATTAGTTAATGGCAGTGGGCAATACGGAACAGCACTGGCGGTAGATGGTTTAGCCGCTAACACCCAAGTAGGTAATATTGGTGACCGGTTTCAGTTGGGTAAGCGCGTTCACGAGCTAACGCAACATGCTATTACCAATGCTAGCGGCCAAGTAACGTTAAAGTTTGTGCCCGAAATAATGCTAGCGCCCAGCGATAACACGCCACTTATTTTAAATGCGCCAAAAGGTTTGTTTATATTGAAAGACCCTAAGCAAATACCTGATTTTTCACATTCACCGCGCGTGTTTAAAAGTATTTCAATCGATTTAATAGAGAGCTTACGTTAATGCGATTTTCAACATTAATTCAAAACGCTATTTTAAGCGACGATCCACAACGCTTGCGTTACTACTTAGCACTGCAATGGCCCGGGGGTTGGTTATATGTGCACAGTGGTGTGGGCGAGCGCGAATATAAAGGCAACACCTACTTAGGTATAGGCGAACTCGGCAGTATTGGCCAAATTAAAGAAGACGGTAAAGCCAATGCCAAGCGTTTGTCAGTTTCTATATCACTACATGATACCGCGCTAGTACGCGACGTATTAGCCGACGATCCCATAGGTAACGAAGCCAATTTAGACATTGTGGTGCTCGACGAAGACCAACGCATTATTGACGGCGACGTTTTATTTAACGGCACCATTGGCGACCTAGATATAGTAAAGGGCGACATTGCCAAAATTACCCTGAGCCTGGTTGACTGGCTAGAAGTTTGGAACCGCCCCATACAAAACAATATGTATTCACATGCGGCGCAGCAGGCAATTTACCCGGGCGATAATTTTTTTAATCAAGTGGAGTTGCTAGCCTCAAAACCGTTGAACTCTGGCGTAGCCGGTGCACCTGTGGGTGGCTCGGGTGGTGGTTATGGTGTTGGCACTAATAACGGTAGACGACGGATGCAACTACGATGAGTTTACAAACATTAAAGCTATTTTTAGCTGAGCATAAAAACAAACCTTTTGTGTGGGGCGAAAACGACTGTTGCTTATTTGCAGCTAACGCCGTACTTACGTTAACAGGTAGCGACTTAGCCCCTGAATTTAGAGGCACCTACAGCACTAAAGTTGGCGCAGCCCGGGCATTAAAAAAACACGGCTACCACTCAATTGAACAATTGCTTAATACCAAACTAGGTACCCCAATAGCGCCTTTAACCGCCACGATTGGCGATATAGCACTAATTGAAAACTACGACCAGGAACGTGCTGCAGGTGTAGTGTTTCGCTCTAGCGTTTACTGTGTAGGGTTACGCGGTTTAATTCAAGTGCCGTTGAGCAGTATAATTCATGTTTGGAGGGTTAAATAATGCCACCAGTAGTTATAGGTGTTGTAGCGTATGCAGGTGCAGCAGCCGCAGGTTATACCGTAGCCACTGCTGTTGCGATAGGTATTGGCGCAGCCATAGCAACCTATGCCGTTACCGAGTCAATGCAGCCCGATATGGGCAGTATGGGTGAAGACTTAGGTGGCGACCAAAACCTAACGGTTGGCGGCATAAAACCCCGTAGAACCATTTATGGTGAGGCAGTGGTTAGCGGCGGCATTGTCGGTTACGGCACATATACCGACGACGAAAGCGACAAATGGCATGTAATGACCATAGCGTTAGCAGATCACGAATGCCACAGTGTTACGTTGCACGATATCGAAGGCAAGCTAACCGATGCGTTCGGCATGGATTCACGCTATAAAATAAACACGTATTTAGGCACACAAACCTCAGTTTGCCCTGTAGCTAAACGTCATTGCGACGGTTGGACAGATAGCCATATAGGCTTTGGCTTAACATACGTAACATTAGAAGTAAAAATAGACCCTGAATTTTTCCCCAACGGTGTTAATAATGTTCGATTTAAAATACAAGGTAAAAAACTTTACGATGTACGATTAGATAGCACTATGGGTGGTGTTGGTTCACATCGTTTTGCTGATGCTACAACCTGGGAATACTCTGCAAATCCAATACTGGCCATTACTGACTTCATACACTTAGGCGGCTATAAAGAACAACCTATTACCCGCTTTGACTGGCCCGACATAGCCGCACAAGCAAATGCTTGTGACGAAGTCGTTAACTTTACAAATAATGCAGGCGACCCTTTTAGCGAGCCACGTTTTACGTGCAATGGCACGTTATTAAAAAGCCAAACCCCAGGCGCTGCATTAAAGTACTTGTTATCATCGTGCGCTGGAAAAATATATAACGTAGCAGGAAAAATTATTATTAAAGCCGGCGTTTATCAAGGTGCGCCAACGTTAGTGCTAGACAAAACACACGCGGCTGCAGCATTAAGTTTTAAGCCGCACACACCGATTAAAGATCGCGTTAACACGGTAAGAACATCATTTGTTGATCCTAAAAAGTATTATCAAACCACCGATGCTACCCCAACAGAAAATGCCATTTATAAAGCCGCTGATGGTATGAAGCTTGAGCAAAGTATTGATTTGTTTTTTACTAACTCAGAAACCATGTGCCAACGTATTGGTAAAAATCAACTCGAACAAAACCGCTCGGGCTTTTCATTGCGCTTTCCGCTATTTGCCATTGGTTTGCTAATAACACCAGGGCAAGCTATTAGTATTAATTTACCGGACGAAGGCATTAACAACGAAGAATTTAAATGTGTAGATTGGGCATGGGACAGCAAAAAGCGAACCGCTGTATTAACGTTTGGCAAAGACAGCAGCGACTTGTATTCTGACGATTTTGAACCCAACGAAGCGGCGCAAATTGGTAATAGCTTTGTCGACCATTTTCAAATGCCAGCCTTTGCCACTAATGCTATTACATGGGCAGACGCCACGGGCCTGCGCGACAGCCAAGGGCAGTTAGCCTGGAACTACGACGAAAACAATGCTGAAATTAGCTATTTAGTTGAGCTACGCCAAACCAACGCTAATTACATAGCGTATAACGATACTCGTCTTGATCCCGACCACGTTGATTACGACCCAAATTTATCAGCCACCAACAAATACACCCATTTTTATCGTGCAACCACTCGTGAGCAGTTTTTAAATATTAACAACGTGCCCGTAGGTACGTATCAAGCCAAAGTTACTGCCCGTAACCGCATGAACAGTAAAGTAACCTCCACCAAAACGGTTGTTATAGCCTTAGACCCTGCCAACATTAAAGACATGGCTGGCTGGGCTGATATACCTGCAAGTGGCGCAGATTTAACCGATTACACCGACCCCCGCATTAGCAACGCTGAAATAACAGGCTTTGTTACTAACGAGTTATACGCACAAGAAAAAGCGGCCCTGCAAGCACAAATAGACAAATCAATAACCTCATGGTTTTTCGATGGTGTACCAACGTTAGCAAATAGCCCTGCAAGCGACTGGACCACAGCTGAAGACAAAAACACCCATTTAGGCGATTTGTATTACGACAACAACACCGGCACAGCCTATAGATTTATGGTTGATGGCACTACTTATCAGTGGACCGAAGTTAGCGACAGCGGTGTAACCCTTGCTTTAGCAAATGCTGCAAAAGCTCAAGATACCGCTGACAGTAAGCGCCGCGTTTTTGTAGCTCAACCTGTTGTGCCTTACGATGTGGGCGATTTGTGGGACACAGGTAGCGGTATTAAACGCTGTCAAACGGATAGAACAACGGCCGAAAACTATAATAGTGCTGATTGGTTGTTGGTGAGCGATGTAACCGACTATGGACAATCTGTATCGCGAGAGTCTTTTTCGTTTAATGCTCATTTAACGTCTGCCGTAATTTTACTTATACCGTACGCTAATGGCGCAACCGGTTGGGGCGAGTCTGAAGTATTTGGCACCCTTACATTTCGCCGAGGAGGCGACAGTGGTACCAACAGAACAGAACGCATAGACATAGCCGCAAAAACAGCATACAACACCACAGCAACAACCTTGTCAAAGTCTGAAGTCTCATGGAACTGGCAAGTAGTAAAAGTTTTGTACAACGGATTGGAATGGCTGGCACTAAAGTCAGGCAATAACGTACAAGATTGCCGGTGGGAGTTTTGGGGTCAAAGAACATTGTCGTCAACGTCACCTGTGGGAAATTACTTACCCACTGACCAGTTTAAATTTATTGCTTATGACAGCACCACTAATGGGACATTAAACGCTGAGATTAAAAACTCACTAACCCCTGTTAGTGTCAATACATTGCGCGATGGTGATGGTGTATTATTAATTAATGCCACAGAAGCGCAAAGCAAAGCCGATGCCGCAGCAGATGTAGCCATAGCAGCTGCCGATGCCGCCGCTAAAGCCGATGCCGAGCTTGCACGCGTAACTGCAGAAGCTTATGCCGATGGCATAGTAGATGCAGAAGAAGCACGCGCCATTGCCGATGCTCAATCTAGGGCTAATGCCGCACAATCTGCAGCAATAGCAGCTGCAGAAATTGACGCTCAAGCTCGTGCCGATGCTGCTAAAGCCGAAGCCATTTTAGCTGCTGATACCGCTGCGAAAGCCGATGCCGAGCTTGCACGCGTAACAGCAGAAGCTTATGCCGATGGCATAGTAGATGCAGAAGAAGCACGCGCCATTGCCGACGCTCAAGCTAAAGCTGATGCAGCACAATTAGCTGCACAGCAATACAGCGCACTTACTCAATCTAACCAAACACTATTCAACATTAATGGTATAGCGCCCGATATAATGCCTACCGGCTCGCCTTTTGCGATGGGTTTTTCTCGAACTACACAGCTAAATTACAACGCTTTAAGCGACTTTATCCCGGTAAAAAAAGGTGAGACCTTGCACTGGGAGATGTGGGCAAAACAGACTGGTAATACAGCTAAAGCATATATGGGTATAGAGCGTTTCGATCGTAACAAAAAGCCGGTTAGCAGCAATAATGGCACGGTTTACGGTGGTTTAGTTAACACTGTAGTAGCAAATGCTTGGACAAAATACGTATATTCGCACACATTGCCTGAAACTCATACACCATACAACGGCTCAGACGGCCAAGAAGTATGCTATGTGCGTGTACGGTTATTAATGAACTACTTTACCACTGGCCAAGCATACTACAGCGGCTACAGGCTATACCGCGTACAAGACCAGCAGTTCATGCCTAACCTAGTTTCAGCTGGTGCAGGTACCGCATTAAACGTTAACCCATTATCAGCCATTGACAACGGCAGTACAGCAAAAATAAACATTGCTAGCCACACGCGCCAATACGGTTTTGGATTGTTAACGCTTAATGCAGGTTCAATCTCAGGATTAGCCTTTAGCACTAAATACTACGTGTATTACGACGACCCAACGTATGCAGGCGGTACAGTAACATATAACGCAACAACAAATTTACAAACCATAGCTGCAGGCAATCACCGTATATTTGTATCAAGCATTACCACCCCTGCGAACGGTGGCGGTAGTACTACTCCCCCTGTTTTTGATTGCATCACACTCGATATGTGGTTAACCCCAGATTTACAAGCTAAAAATTTGCACGCAAATAATGAAATTGATTTGTGGTGGCAAGGTAAAAATGCAGTAAAAGGCCAAATTAAACAAGCACGCTTAATCGAGCAAAAACAAGTGATTTTTGAAATAGAAACAAGCTCAGGCGCTATTGTGCGCATCAGTGAACGCACACCACTAGAGCTTGAAAACCACGTAATCATTACGCCTAAAGAGTTAACTGTTAACGTTGATGAACTTGCCACGCTAAAAGGCGATAGCAGCCAACTCGTATGGGAAAAAGTAACACGCGCAGAAATTATAGGCGAGCAGCCAGTAATGCATATAAGCGTAGGTAACGGCTCGTTCGCTGCCGGTGTTAACGCAAACAATCGAATTATTACTCACAACGCGCAACAAAAACCGTAACTAATAAAAGACAGGGCTAGCAATGCAAATAACAGCAACAGATATAAGCACCTTAAGTTTTACTCTTGTACAAAATAACGAGGTAACTCAGCGTGCATTTACAACGCAAGACACCGTGAACGGTGCTGATATATCACACACGGTACTAGTGCATATTGATAAACAGCAAAACGATGTAGATGGTGACGGCACTATAGACACGTTAGATGCAAAATTTAATCTAACGCTAATTAATACCGATGGCACGCCAGAGCTACTAAACAACAAAGAAATAAAAATATCGCAAGTACACAGCGTAAACGTAGAAAGCATAAGCGACGGCACCATAGATATTATCGACTGGATAAGCGATATCTCTGTGCAGTTAATCCCTGTTGTTGTAAACAAAAAAACCACGCTAGCGAGTTGGGCGGGCATTTAACCGGGTTATCTAATGAAACACATAATTAAAGTTGGCGCATGGTTTTTTGAAATAAAACAAATCAGGGCAATCAAAGCACCTAGCTTTGGTATGCCTTACACCGCTACTGCTTTAATTACCGTGGTTAATGGCGAACCTGTAATTGAAAATCTACTGAGTAAAGAGGGGTTTTCGCGCAATGATTTTAAAGACATTCAGCAACATCTAAATAACTTAGGCTTTAAAAAAGCTGACTGGCGAAGATTCTGCAAAAACGGCAATAAAAGAGTGAGGATCAACAATGACAAAAATTAAACTGACGCGCCTTGGTCCTAACAAATGGCAGTTAACCGAGGCTTGGCAATCACCCTTTATGTTTATACCCGCAGGTTTTGTTACTGATGGTGCCAGCGTGCCAAGAATTTTATGGGCATTTGCAAGCCCAAGCGGAGACTTATTCGAAGCCGCCGTTATTCACGACTACATGTACAAAAACGCGATTAAAACCAAAGCCGATGCCGACCACCTGTTTAAACGAGTAGCTAAGCATTATAAGGCTAATCGATTACGTCGCAGTTGTGCTTATGTATTAGTCAAATTTTTAGGAAAAGGTGCTTACAAATGATCACAGTTAAAACCCAATCACCCGAGCATAACGGCATTGTGCGTAGGCGTTACGAAGTTACGCTGACAGACGTTAACGGTGAGATACACACTGAAATTGTTGGTATATTTAACCATTCAGTTGATAACGATGGTGCAGAAGTAAAGGGTAGCCTGTGGCTATCTAAAAAAGCACAAGAGGTTGAGCAGTATAAAAGTGATATACGCAACAATCAAAACCCGTTTTTAGTGCAATCAGTATGGAATACTCGCGCTGAATTATTGAAAGAAGTGTTAACTGAGGCTTTATCATCACCGCCAACTGACAGTCTAGTTTTTTACGGTGTGCCGCTACTTGAACGTATACCTGATGAAGAGTTAATGGCCTTGTTTGACCAGAACCAAGCATGGGTAGACAATGCGAGACTGAAAGCGCAAGACTTATTGACTGCTATAAGTACACTAGATAATTATAAGGCGGTGCTGTAATGGCGTTTTATTATGTTAAATCAGGTGGCACAGCAATAGGCGATGCAGGTAGAAGTGAAACACAGAGAACTGGAAGTTTTACAAGCATGGGTGCGGCTAATTATTACGACTCTATTTATGACGTGTTCGCAGGTGGCGTACCGACAACTACTGTCGATATAGATTATGTTATTGTTTCACATTTACATATAGAAACACATGGATCAGTCAATCTTGGTATATCGAGTTCAACAAACTACCGACACCCTAAAATCTTCTCTGTTTCAGATAGTGATTGCCAAACATATTTAAAAGGGGCAAAGGTTATATGTACAGCAGGTACGCTAGATATTACTAACGCGGTAAATTTTAAGTCTGGTTGTTACATTAAAGGGGTGATATTTGAATGCTTAGGATCACATTTTGACACTAATAACAGATATGCAAATCCTACATTTGTTGAGTGCGATATTATCGGAAATTCTAGCACTAACTTAAATCACGCTAAATCTGTATTTATAGATTGCAATATATCAGGGAAGATATTTTATGGGTCTCAAAATATATATATAGGTGGCTCTCAGTCAATAACATGGTCATATAACAGAGGGGCTTGTGCAGAAACTGAATATCATGGTGTCGATTTATCAGCTAGTTCTGGCTCTAGTAAATTTTCTTACGGAAATAACCTTAAATTATTCAATTGTAAGCTGTTTGAGTTCCCGCCCGTCAAATATGGTACATATAGATCTGTAGATAGTGTTGAATATATAGGTTGCGATGTTGCAGGTAATAATCATCATTATGCACTACATACTTTTTCTGGTGAAGCTTATACAAATGATGATATTTACTTACACTATAAATATGATGATGTTAATAAATCTTCACTAGCTTTAAATACAGACTCAAGAGCTGATTTAGGGGCAAACTTAAAAGTCAAGCTATGCGAGATTCCCGCACAAGATTTATCAGCGACAGATAAAACATATCGCGTTAATTTATTGCTTGATACAGCAACAGCCGCAACGTTATCAGACAGTGAGTTTTGGGTTGAGGTATCTCATAGTGACAATGCAACTTTAGCACTAGGTAAATTAGTCTCAAGCCGTAACGCTGATATTTTATCAAGTGGCACAGAATTAACAGCAAGCGCTGAAACGTGGGGTGGTACATTGCCGACAGGGAATAAAGCTTATCAAGTGGATATTACACTCAGTTCAGCAAGCTTATCTAATGTCACTAATACTAATGTTGTAGTTTACGTTAATTTAGCAGTACCGAATTGCGATGTGTATATTTGTCCAGCTGTACAGATAGGTACTTAACATGACTTTTGTAACGCCAACTAATCTACGCTTAACTAGTGGTGGCGTTGTTAGCCTAGATTTTTTATCTAGTGATAATACATTCAGGCTAGCCAGTGGCGGTATTGTAGGTAATGGCAAGGCGTTAGGTGGTGTTGGCTCTGATACCGCAATCGCTGTGACATCAGCGCAGCAATTAACTCAAGCTCAGCTTTTATCACCGACCCAGTTAAATAATATTAACGTTATTGTGTCTGAGTCGGTAGCGAGTGCGCAGTTAATCAATATTGCAAAAACACTAAGTGTAGGTGCTGTTAACGCTGAGCAAAAAACCCAAGGCAGCATTGCCGCCATAGCGACTATTAATCAATTAACCACTATTATTACTGAACAAAAAACGCAAGGCGCGTTAGTTGCTAGTGATAATAACCAGCCGATTAGCGCAGTACAAGCACAGCAGTTAACCCAAGCATTACAAATTAACGTAACAAGCGACGGCGCTCAAGATGTAAATGTAGTTATCACGGAGCAAAAAACGCAAACCCAAACATTAATAGCCAGTGAATTATCAAACATAAAATTGGTTATTTGCGAGCAAATAGCGCAATCAATCAATAGTGCAGTAGCTATTGATTCATTGGTAAATGCTATTACAGCTGAACAGTTAACTAATGCCGTTACAGTCACGGTTGATGAAAGTAGCGGCATATTCGTTACTGTTGTGCAAACAGAGCAATTAGCGCATGCCAGTACGATCAATAGCCAAGTTTACGCGCTGGTGGGTGCCGTTGTTTTAGAGCAGCTAACACAATACAACACGCAGCAAATAGATATAGATTTAACAATATCGCCAGTCGTTGCACAGCAATTAACACAAGCCGAACTCGTTAATATTATCGTATCCAACATTGCTTATGAGCTAAATATCGACATAGACCAGGTTACGCTGGAAATGCTAACGCCCAAATATCATATAGAGTTATTAACCCCAACTTACATAATCGACCAACTACATTAAAAGGTAATACAAATGAATTTTTCAAGCTACAACTTTAAACTAAACGGTGCTCAACATTTAAAAACCAATGCTACCACGTTAGCATTAGCGCTTAACGTACTCAAAGCCGACTCATACGCCCAAGCATCAGGAAAAGTGATTGCTAGCGCTGCAATGACTGGTGCTGACGTAACATTAGCCCCATCAGGCGACGACTTAGAGATAACAGTTAACGGCAAATCAATCGACCCTACAGCCACAGGTTCGGTTAGTGATGATTTAGTGGTGTTGATTTTAGACAGCGTAAACAGTGAAGTTATTATTTGCCAAGACGCAACAGACAGAGCTGTGACTAACGAAGAAGGCGACATGGTTACTATCCCAGCGTTACAGACTTTCGTGCGCGAATTAAGCCAGGTGTAATATGACGCATCTATTTAAGTTCCCGAAAAACCGTACTAACGTTGAGCTATTTAGAATAAACGTTAGAGATAAAGTTAATGGTGACTATGTAATAGATCCAGACACATTAACAAAGATAGAGTTAGTTTTCTTTGGTGAAGTAGGTGTAGTCATTTCATCAAGCACTGGCGAAATAACATGGCAAGGTAACGTGATTCAAATCAAGCCATCCGAGGCCAATAGGGCATTATTGCTAGCTAGATGTGATTCAGAGTTGATTGTTTATAAAGACGACGACAAAACATCTATATCGATCGGACAAGTTCTATCGTTTGAATCTGCGTAA